TAGTCATGTCAGACCTAGAGCAAGCATTAAGTCGGTTAGAAGCTCATGAGCGTGAGTGTAGTATTCGTTATGAAATGATTCAGATGCAACTGGACGCACACAATCAACGCTTTGATAAACTAGAGAAGATGATGACAGGTGGTTTTGCTTCTATTGCTCTTATTGTGACTATGGCTATTGCTATCTTGGAGTTTGCTAGATGATTGAGTCGCTTATAGGGCCTGTTACAGGGCTTCTGGACAAGTTTGTACAGGACAAGGACCAGAAGGCTAGGCTTGCTCATGAAGTCGCTACAATGGCTCAGAGACACGCTCAGGAGCTTGCTAAGTCACAACTAGAGGTTAACAAGGTAGAAGCAGCACATAAGTCCTTGTTTGTCTCTGGTTGGAGACCTGCTGTTGGCTGGTGTTGCGTACTAGGTATGATGGGCAACTTTATGGTCATACCGTTTACCAACTTTGTACTAGCTTTGTTAGCTATTGAAGTTACTATACCACTCATTGACCTAGAGACTATGATGCCTGTACTAATGGGTATGCTTGGTCTTGGTGCTATGCGCTCTTATGAAAAAACCAAGGGTGTATCAAGGGAAAAGTAAATGGCATATTACATAGGCACACAAGAGTTTGCAACTATTGGTGAAGCCACGGACTTCATGCGTAGGAATCCTGACGTAGCAGAAGAAGGTTTACGCATCACGTCTGAGCCTGTAGAAAGCGAAGGTATGTTGACTGGCGGAGTAAAAGGTGAGCCTACAAAGCAGGCCCCTATCGTTCCTGACGAGTCTCCTTCTGCTACAACTCCTCAAACCTTTACGTTTGTTGAGGGCCGTGAAAAAGGCGATGGAGACTTCCAAAACTACCTCTACGGTCAAACCGGAGAAGTCCAACAAGTTACTGTAGACGAACTGCGTGACTACTTTGAAAGTGACGAGGTAAACCGCCTACGTGAAATGTTTGGCACGTTTGATAACTACCTTGCTTACATGACAGAACGTGAGCAGTTAATTCAGTCTGGTGATTACGACACAGGCAACTGGTCAGAGGCCGACGCTGGTTTTACCGAAGATCAAGAAATGATCCTTGAGGGTGACGCTGACCTTACTATTGACCCTAGCGATCCCGGCCAAAACCTAGAAAACTTACGTAGACAACAAACCAGCACACAGCAAGGTGCTTACAACAACTGGTTGAACTCTGAAGCTAACCAAGCGTTGCTACAGAAGTACGGTGTACAGTCTACAGTGTACAGTGGGTCTGGTGATAAATTCCAATGGAACGGCTCTGCGTACGTTAAGGTAGAAGAAGTAAGCAACCCCGGAGTTACTGATTTTGCAAAGTCAGGAATCTTGGCTGCTATGACGTACTACATGGGGGCAGGATTAACTGATTTTCTTTCGTCAAGCACATTGACAACAGCTTCGGGTCAGACAATAGCTGGACCCGGTTTAAGTTCTTCGCTTGCTACAGGAGCATCTTCCGGTATTGCAAATGCTGCGATGCAGTTAGTAGCTACAGGTGATTTAGACTTTGGAGAAGCTTTGGAGTCAGCGATAACCGCTGGTCTAGGTGCAGAAGCTCTCAGACAAATTCAACAGTCTGGTGTTTTAGATCAGATTGTAGAAACAGTAGGCGAATACACCGAAAGACAAGATTGGGTTAGTTTAGAAGACGGGACTTTATTTAAATTAGTAAACGAATATGACGCCAATGGTAATTTAGTAGACTCTCTTAGTCGTGTTTTAATGCCAAACGGCGGGACTTTAAGTTTTGAAAACTTCTTACAGTTTGCCGCCGAAGGAAATTTTGGAAGTCCAGTTCTTTTAAACGCTGTAGGTCTTCCTGTTTTCTTTTTCAGAGAAGGTTTACAAACACCTGAGTTTATAGATAGACTAATACAGGCAGCGTCTGATGCTTATTCTGAAAATGGATCTGCTTTTAATCGAATTGTTAACTTTCTTTCTGGAGGGTCTTCTTCTGGAGGAGGCAGTAGTTCGTACGAAGCAGTCTTGACTGGAGACTTAAACAGCACTTCAAATAATGTTACACTTTTAAACATGTTAAGAAGTGAACTAGAAAACACAACAGACCCAGAAACAAGAGCAGATCTTGAGCGACAAATAGAAGCTTACGAACAAACAGTAGAAGATGAAGATGAAGAAGAAGTAGACGTAACCGAAGACGACACAGTAGAAGACGCTGATTCAGCACTGGCGGACACGACTGCGGACAACGCTCCGGGCATTACAGAAGAAATGTTCCAAGACGTTGTGGACCAAGTCAGAGCAGACAACCAAGTTGAAACGCAAGAAATTATTGACGCCCTTAACGCTCTTGGCGTTGCTGACTTACCTACTCTATCTCAGATAGAAGCAGCGTTTCCTGAGTTAAATGACGTATCTCTTGGTGAAATTAAGGACACTGTTTCTACCTTGCTGTCTGAAGCAGGTCTATTGACTACAGAGCAGTTTACTGAGGCTATGGCTGGTATACTAACCCCAGACCAACTGGCTACTGCTTTGGCTGACCTGCCTTATGGTGACGCACAAGACTTTATAGACGCTATTAGTAATGCTGGTTACGCTACACCAGAAGACGTTGCAACTGCTTTGAACAATGCAGACCTAATGAGCAACGAAGACTTTAACACTTACATGGAGCAGTTTAGAGAAGACGTTGTAGGCGACGTAGGTGCGCTACTAGACACAGCTTTTGCTGAGTTTGCTTTCCCTGAGACGTTTACAGACGAACAAATACAACAACTTAGGGACAGCATTGTAATACCCGAAAGCGCCTCTATGGAGCAAATACAGGCTGCTCTAGACGCTTTGGCAGAACAGATACCTACTGCTGCTCCTACTTTAGAAGAAATGCAGACTTTGTTTAACACAGAGTTGGCTAACTTAGATATAGCAAGTCCACAAGACGTAAGAGACGCTTTAGCAGAGTTTAACTTTAGTGAAGCTCAAATTGCACAAATAATCAACGCTTTGCCTGAAGGCTTGTCTGTTGCAGACTTGGGAACAGCTTTAGAAGGTGTCGTAGTAGGAGAAGATTTAGACGCTGCTGTTACAACCATTACTGACGTTATTGGTGGCTTAGATATTGCTAGTCCAGACGATGTCCGTGAAATCCTAGCTAACTATGGCTTTACTGACGCCCAGCTTGAACAGATTGCAGGATCAATAACAATACCTGAGTCTGCTACTGTTGCGGAAGTACAGGCCATTGTTGATTCTATTCCTGTAGGATTAACAGCAGAAGAAGTTGCTACACAGTTAAGCAGCCAGTTTGAAGGACTTACCACAGGTATTGCAGGAGTTCAAAGCGGCATTGACCAGTTAGCCGAAGACTTAGGTTTGTCTACGGAAGGCCTTATTGCTGCTATCAGTGGACTTGGTGAAGCAACCGGAGAAGACCTAACTGAGCTACAGACAAACATCCTTGAAGGTTTAGGGATGCTTTCTGAAAACTTGGGCGTAGACATTGGCGACGTAGTTACCTCTGTTACTGACCTAGGCGAAGGCGTTGCCGAAGGTATTGAAGGTTTAGGCGAGCAGCTAACGGGTCTTGGCGAAGGCATTACAGGTGTCCAAGGCGGTATCGAAGAACTAGCAGAACAACTAGGTCTGTCTACAGAAGACTTAATAACCGCCATTGGAAACTTAAGCACTGCAACAGGCGAAAGCTTAACAGGCTTAGAAACGTCTATACTTACTGGCTTAGGAAGCCTAGCAGACACTTTAGGGTTAGACGTAGGCGAAGTTGTTACCTCTGTTACTGACTTAAGTGCTGACGTTGTTGAAGGCATCGAAGGTTTAGAAAACCAATTAACAACAGGCTTTGAAGGTGTCCAAGGTGGTATTAATGCCTTAGCAGAACAACTAGGCGTATCCTCTGACGACATCGTAACTGCTATCGGCAACCTAGGCACTTTGACTTCTGAAGAACTAACAGGGTTTGAAACCTCAGTCCTAACAGGGTTGACTGACTTGGCTAGTACATTAGGCCTAGACATTGGTGATGTAGTTACTTCTGTTACTGATCTTGAAGCAGGTCTTACAGAAAATATTACTGGTCTTAGTGACCAACTTACTGGTGTTGAAGAAGCAGTAGGAGGAGTTACTACAGCCGTAAACCAAGGCGTAGAAGACCTAGCAGAGGCTTTAGGCGTACAGACAGACGACATTACGTCTGCCATTGTTACCTTAGGTTCGGGCCTTGGTGGAGAACTGACAGAGTTAGAAACATCGGTACTCAGTGGTTTGACAAGTCTTGCAGACAGCTTAGGCACTGACGTAGGCACTGTAGTAGACTCCATTGGTGGTCTTGGTACTGGAATTAGTGAAAACATTCAGGGACTCTCTGACACGCTTACAGAGCAACTGGGTACAGGCTTTGGTGGTATCGGTGGACAGCTTGAGTCTGGCTTTGGGCAGCTTGGGCAGCAGCTAGGGTTGGCTACATTAGGACTCTTTGGTTTAGGCGCTAAACAACCAACGGCTCAACAGATTGCTGCTGCAAAGCCCTTTGAGTTTAAGCCTTTTGAAGAAAAAGCGTCACCAAGGCAAGTACAGCAGGTAGTACGGTCAGGGCCTATAAAACAACAGCCTTCTGCCTTACAACAACTTAATCAATTTTTAGACAGGCAGTCGACTACACCACAGAAACCCCCTAGAAAACCGGGAATGTTAGCATGACGTATTTAAACCTAATGAACAACGTGTTGCGTAGACTTCGGGAAGACGAAGTTACTACAGTTACTGCCAACACGTACAGCAAAATGGTTAGTGATTATATTAATGACGCTAAGAAGATAGTAGAAGAGTCTAACGATTGGTCAGCTTTACGTGACACTATTGTTGTATCTACTACTGCTTCCGACAACAGTTACTCTTTGACAGGCGCTGACGACAATGTAAAAGTCATGTCAGTAATTAATGACACACAAAACTGCTTCATGGGTTACCAAACTAAAGACTGGTTTAACGAGCAGTTGTATATTAATGAAGTAGTAGAAGGCGCACCACGGTACTACACGTACAGCGGTTTGGACTCTAGTGGTGACACGCAAGTACTCGTTAGCCCAACACCAGACGGTGTCTACAGCTTGCGGTTTGACGTGATTAAGAGACAGGCAGACTTAACTAGCGACACAGACGTACTACTTGTACCAGCGATGCCTGTAGTCCACCTTTCGGTAGCTTTGTTGGCCCGTGAGCGTGGTGAGACAGGCGGTACTTCTACTGCTGAGTACTTTGCTATTGCTGACAAGTTCCTGTCTGACGCTATTGCTATAGACGCTGCAAAACATCCTGAAGAAATGGTATTTAGGACTATTTAATATGGCACAAGAATTACGTAGCATCAATCTTGTAGCCCCGGCGTTTAAAGGTGTTAACACCGAAGACTCGCCGTTGGCACAGGACCCATCCTTTGCTGAGATCGCAGACAACGCTGTGATTGACAAGCGTGGTCGTATTGCTGCACGTAAGGGCCACGACGTAATTACGACTAACAAAACTGTCCTTGGGTCTGACTCTATACGCTCCATAAAGGAATTTAAGGACAACGCAGGAAACACTAAGGTTTTTTCTGTTGGTAACAACAAGATTATCAGTGGCACAACTACGTTAGCTGACGAGACTCCCGGTAGTTACACAATTACCGCTGACAACTGGAAGATGGTTAACTTTAACGACAACACCTATTTCTTCCAGAGAACATACGAACCGTTAGTGTACAACAACACAAGTGGCTCTGTTGTCAAGCTAAGTACTGTTACAGGTGCGTCAGCAACAGCGGACATTCCAAAAGCCAACGAAGTGTTGTCTGCTTATGGTCGCCTCTGGTGTGCTGACGTAAGCAACAACAAGTCTACTGTTTTTTGGTCTGACCTACTGATCGGCCAAAACTGGACGGGTGGTACTAGCGGCTCTATTGATATCTCAAAGGTATGGCCTGATGGCTATGACGAAATTGTAGCTTTAGCCGCACACAACGGCCTTCTTATTATCTTCGGTAAGCATAGCATTGTGGCGTATCAAGGTGCAGAGGCCCCAGCAAGTATGACACTGGCTGACACTGTAGCTGGCGTAGGTTGTGTCGATAGGGACACCGTGCAGTACACAGGCACAGACGTGCTATTCTTGTCACACACTGGCCTTAAGAGCTTCGGTAGGACAATACAAGAGAAGTCCTTGCCTATCAGTAGTTTGTCAGGAAACATTACCAAGGACATCATCGGTGCGCTACAGACAGAAAACCAGTTCTTTAGATCTGTCTATAGTCCAGAAGAAGGTTTTTACCTATTGACTTTTGTAGGTCAGGACGTAACCTACTGCTTCGACGTTCGAGGAACAACAGAAAACGGGTCGTACCGTGTAACACGTTGGGTGTCTACAGGGTTTACTTCGTACACTAGAAAAGAAGACGGTACGTTGCTCATTGGAACGTCTAAGGGAATCAGCGAGTACGAAGGATACCAAGACGACGGAAACCCTTACCGCTTTAAGTACTACAGCCCAAGCCTAACGTTTGGTGATAGCTCTAGAATCAAGATATTGAAGAAGTTGAAGCCGACACTAGTTGGTGCAAACAACGCAACAGTATTCCTTAAGTGGGCTTATGACTTCAAGAGTTCGTACGCAACAGCAGAATTTACAGTAGGTGACCAAATTACTGGTTTCTTTGGTGTAAGTGAGTTTACCGCCGTAGAGTTTACTGGTGGTGCTTTGACAAACCAGAAAAGTTTAAACGCCACAGGATATGGCACAAGTATAGTAGTTGGACTAGAGGCCGATATTGACGGGTCTCAATTATCACTACAGGAGATTAACGTAATGGCCTTAATAGGTAAGTTGCTTTAACTAGGAGAATATGAATGAGCCTTTTAGATTATTTATTACAACCAGAGGTCGCTATACCGGGGTTTCTTGGTGGTTTGCTGACCGCTGAAGAATATAATAGACTATCGGACATTGGCGAAGAAGCTCTAGTTGGCACTACTGTCCGTGGACGTGAAGTACCGGGAGCCTTAGACATCGCTCAGATGGGTCTAGATCAAACTCAGTTTAGACCGTTTACAGTCACTACTGCTACTGGAGGACAGTTTGGTACACAAATTGATCCTACTACTGGTCAGTTTAGGACAACTTTGGGTTTGTCTCCTCAAGAGCAAGCCATGCAGCAACAGTTGTTTGGTGGTGCTGAACAGTTCTTTGGACAGGCACAACAGCCGACTACAGGACGTGAACAAGAGATATTTGAACGTCTAAGGGCTGTGCAGACTCCTGAGGAGCAACGACAGCGTTTAGCTTTGGAAGAACGTCTGGCGTCTCAGGGACGCTTGGGTGTACAAACAGCACAGTTTGGTGGTACTCCAGAGCAACTAGCGTTGGCTAAGGCTCAGGAGGAAGCGCAGAACACAGCCGCTGTACAGGCCATGCAACAGGCTCAAGCAGAGCAAATGCAGCAGGCTGCTCTGGGTCAACAAATGTTGGGCGCTAGTTACATGCCTCAGGCACAACTACTTGCTGCTACTCAACCCTCACAAGAATTGGCATCACAACAAGCGGCACTTCAGCAGTACGGTGCTGGCCTCTTTGGTGAAACAACTATGTCTGGCCTTGAGCAACAGCTTCTTATGGAACGTGCTAGAGCAAACCTACTGGGTCAAGTTGGTGGAAGTATGTTAAACCAAGCCTTCACCGTTCCTCAAGGTGGTGGCTCAGGTGACAACATAATTGACGACATACTTGGCGGTCTTGGCGGACTATTTGGATTTGGAGGCTAAACATGGCTAAGTTTTCACAAGAATTTTTAAGACAGATGGCAAGTCCAATGGGCTCTGTCCAAGGTGGGTTATTGTCTGCTGTAAAAGGCGCAGCCACTCTGCCCCAACAGCTCAGGAAGCAAGAGCAAATTCAAACACAAAAGCAACAGTTGGCTCAAATGGACCCCAATACTCCTGAAGGCTTGGCTCAGTTAGCTAAGTTTTATCAAGAGCAGGGTGACA